AAGTAGATAGATCTACTTATGCAGGTTTTTCTAACAAATTATCAAAAGGCACACCTAATCAATATTGGGTAGAAAGATTTATTGATAAAGTTAGAATACATATTTACCCAACACCCGATTCTACAAATGCATCCAAAGATATGCACTTTTATTTTATTAAAAGAATACAGGATATAGGTGATTACACAAACGCAACAGATGTGCCTTTTAGATTTGTACCTTGTATGACATCAGGATTAGCTTTTTATCTTGCACAAAAGTATGCACCTGAAAGATTACAAGCTATGAAATTATTTTATGAAGATGAATTAGCGAGAGCATTAGCTGAAGACGGTTCTGCAGCTAGCACTTACATAACACCAAAAGTTTATTACCCAGGAGCATAATAATGGATTACGGAAGTTTTAAAGATTTTATTGAAAGCACAAATGATAGTGAGTTAATGGACCTATATGTAGATTTTTTAGACACAGGAGATTTTTCTAAACTAGAAAAAAGATTAANAGAAAAAGGATATCAACCTGGAGAATATGCCAAAGGTGGTAGAGTTAATTATTCAGAAGGAACAAAAGATATGAAAATGGCTGGGTACATAGACCCTATGTCAGAAAAAAATGACATGGCCATGGAGATGTTTGGTAAACAATTAAAAGATTTAACAGAATCAGAATTAGAATTATTAGACGAAGAGATTGACAGATTAAGATCTAAATTCATGGCTAAAGGTGGTAGAGTAGACAAACCTTTAGGACCTGGTGGTGCTAAAAAGAAAAAAGGTAAAAAATAATGCCAAAATACGCATCAGGTAAATACGCAAAAGCAATATCAGATAGATCTGGTTTGGAGTTTCCNTATAGAGAAATGGTTAGAGAATGGAACGGATCTATTGTTCATTTTTCCGAATTTGAACCTAAACAACCACAATTGCAACCTAGACCATCTGGTGCAGATGCAATATCAATAAGAAATGTTAGAGTTGCTAGAATAGAAAATGCAGTTCCATATGCTATTCCTGAAAATGGTTTTGAAACTTATGAAGCAGGATCAGGAGTTATTAATGTAACTGCACCTGGTCATGGTTTAACAAATGGAACAACATATAGATTTAGAGGCCCACCTTTAGCTATTACTGCTAGTGGTGGAACATTTCAATTTGGAAATCCACAAGACTTTGATGGTATTACAGGTNCTAATATTGCAAAAGCAGCAGGATATGCAATAACAACTGGAATATTTANAAGTGGTGCAAGAGTTAGTACAGACTATGCTGTAGCAAATTTCTTCTTCTTTACAGTTGATACGGATACTGCTACAATTGGTAATATTAAAGGAGGAGGAGTTGGCTGTTCAGTAGGACCAGTCACATTAACGGCATGATAAAACATATTTTAAATATAATTAAAGGATGGTTTTCACCTAAATTAAAATTAGAGGTAGAAGTCATTACAAAAAAATTTTGTGATGAGCACAATAAATATAAACATCGTTGTCCTAAATGTAGAGAATTAGCAGGAGTAGTATAATGGCTGGATTAAGTGCATCAGGATTAAAAACACAAATAAGAAGCTATACTGAAACAGATTCTAATGTATTAACAGATGCTGTTTTAGAAAATATAATTTTAAATGCACAATATAGAATTTTTAGAGATGTGCCTATTGATGCTGATAGAAAACAACAATCAGGTAATTTAGTTACAGGGCAAGAAACGATTAATGCTCCAGCAGGTGCTGTATTTATTAGAGGAATACAAGTGTATGATTCTACTTCAGCTATAACTGGACCTAACGTATGGTTACAGAAAAAAGATGTTACATATCTTCAAGAATATATATCTTCAACTGCATCAGGTAAAAGAGGTCAACCAAAATACTATGCTATGTTTGGAGGTGGTACAGGAGAGTCTGACACTACATCTGGTAGAATGATGTTTGCCCCAGTGCCTGATACTACTTATAAATTTAGAGTTCATTACAATGCTGCACCAGCTTTATTAGAAAATAACGATACTAATTACATTAGTCTTAATTTTCCAAATGGGCTATTATATTGTTGTCTATCAGAAACATATGGATTTTTAAAAGGCCCAATAGATATGTTGACACTATACGAAAATAAGTATAAACAAGAAGTACAGAAGTTTGCTGTAGAGCAAACTGGTCGAAGAAGACGAGATGACTATACTGACGGAACTGTCAGATTTAAAATTGAATCCTCTTCACCTTAATAGGAGATTAAATTATGGCAATAACATCTGCAGTATGCACAAGTTTTAAAGTTGAACTTTTAAAAGGAGTTCATGATTTTACAGCAACAACTGGTAACACATTTAAAATAGCTTTATATACAAGTTCAGCTACATTAGGAGCTTCAACAACAGCTTATTCAACTTCAAACGAAATTACAAACTCATCAGGAACTGCATACACTGCAGGCGGAGCAACTCTTACAAGTGTTACACCAGCAGCATCAAGCACAACTGCAGTATGTGATTTTGCAGATGTAAGTTATACTTCAGCATCTTTCACAGCTAATGGTGCTTTAATTTATAATGATTCAGCATCTGGAGACCCTGCTGTTTGTGCGATCGCATTTGGTTCAGATAAAACTGTAACAAGCGGAACTTTCACAATTCAATTCCCAACAGCGGACGCAACTGACGCAATCATAAGAATAGCATAAGGAGGAACTCCTTATGTCTACATCAATATGGGGCGGAGACGACCCTCTCGTAGCATGGAATCAAAACTCTTGGCAATCTAATCAAGCAACCGTTTCATTAACAGGTGTTAGTGCAACTACATCAGTTGGAACTTTAAAATCTTTTCCTGAAGCAGGATGGGGATCTGATGGTTGGGGTGAAGATGGTTGGAGTGGAACTTTTTTAGTTGATGTAACTGGAGTTTCCGCAACAACTTCAGTTGGTTCTGTATCAATAGATGCAGAAATAGGTTCTGGTTGGGGAAGAGGTGAATGGAACAACAATGAAGGTTGGGGTATCCAAGGAACAGTTCTGCTTGATGGACAAGCAGCAACAACAAGTGTTGGTTCAATATCTCCTGCCGATGTAATGGGAGTTACTGGAGTTTCTGCAACAACAAGTGTTGGGTCTCCTACAATAATTGGTAACGTAACAATTATTCCAACTGGAGTTTCTGCAACAACAAGTATTGGATCTGTAACAACAGCAGATGTAATGGGACTAACAGGTCAAGCAATGACTTCTGCAGTAGGTTCAATAACACCTGCGGATGTTATGGGAGTCACTGGGGTTTCTGCAACAACATCTGTTGGAGATGTAGGTATTACTTCAAATCCTACTATTGTGCCAACAGGAGTTTCTGCAACAATAAGTGTAGGCTCAATAACACCGGCAGATGTAATGGGATTAACAGGAGTTTCTGCAACAGCTTCTGTAGGATCTTTAAGCCCGGCAGATGTAATGGGATTAACAGGAGTTTCTGCAACAGCTTCTACAGGAGAAATAGGAATTCAAGCATATCAAGACATTGACACTGGTTCAAATACATCGTATACAAGTGTTGCAACAGGATCAAATACAAGTTATAGTGACGTTGCATAGGAGATAAATTATGGCATCAACATATACACCTTTAGGAGTAGAACTTCAGGCAACTGGAGAAAACGCGGGTACATGGGGAACAAAAACTAATACAAATTTACAAATCATAGAACAAATTTCTGGTGGATACATTGCAAAAAGTATTGCAGGTGGTGCACAAACTACTGCTTTATCTGTTTCAGATGGATCAACAGGTGCAGAACTTTCACATAGAATGATAGAGTTCACAGGTACAATTACAGGAAATCAAATTGTAACTATTCCAATTGATGTTCAAAACTTTTATATTTTAAGAAATTCAACTTCAGGATCTCACACAGTTCAATTTAAATATGCTTCTGGTTCAGGAGATTCTTTTACTTTTTCAGCTACAGACAAAGGTGATAAAATTGTTTTTGCTACAGCAAACGATGGAACAAATCCTGATATCGATACACTAGCAATTGGAACTGGTATAGCAAGTGTTTCTGCGGATACAACACCACAATTAGGTGGCAATCTAGATGTTAATGGAAATGATATTGTTTCTACATCAAATGCAGATATTGATATTGTTCCTAATGGAACTGGAGATGTAGTTTTAGCAGCGGATACTGTTAAAGTTGGAGATGCGGCAGCAGCAGCTACTCTTACATCAAATGGAGCAGGAGCACTAACTGTTACTACTGGAGGCGCTGCAGATCTAGTTTTAAGCACAAATAGTGGAACAGACTCTGGAACTGTTACTATTACAGATGCTGCTAATGGAAATATTACCGTAGCACCAAATGGAACAGGTAGAGCAAAAGTAACTAATGCAACATCAAGTTCAACACAAACTGTAACTACTGATGGAAAAGGTCTTGTCTTCTCCATGGTTTTCGGGTATTAATATCAAAGGAGAATAAAAAATGGCAACACCGAATTTAGTAAATATAGCAACGATCACACCTAAAAATGCTATGGGTAGTTTATCTGATACAAACAGAACTACAATGATCGACGTACCTGCAGAAACTGCAGTAAGAATTGATACAATATTATTA